TACTTGGATTTTGGCTTTGCCTTGTCTGCGCCCGGTCTTGCATTCATTAAGGGGTCTTTGGCATCCCTCTTGGCTTGAGCGGCTTTTTTCTTTGCGGCGGCGGCGGCGGCACGAGCGTCAGCCCGTAAAGCACAGCTTGTTGCCAAGAAGTACAAAGCCGCTGGCGGGGGATACAGAGATTGAAAGCGCCACAAAAGTCTTTGAAAGACTGGGGCGACCAGAAATGGCGAACCAAGTCAGGAAAGCCTTCGTCAAAAACAGGCGAACGCTATCTGCCAGAGGCGGCAATCAAATCATTGTCAGCGTCAGAGTATGCCGCTACAACTCGTGCAAAGAGGGCGGGAAAGAAGGCTGGGAAACAATTTGTGGCCCAGCCAAAGAGTGTTGCAAAGAAAACAGCGGGATTTAGATAATGTCTACCACCAGCGGATCAGCATCGTTTAATCTTGACCTCGTCAATTTAATTGAAGAGGCGTATGAGCGTTGCGGTCAGGAAATGAAGACTGGCTATGACATGAGGACAGCTAGACGGTCGTTAAACATTATGACCATTGAGTGGGCAAACCGTGGCATCAACCTCTGGACAATTGAGCAAGGCTTCATACCCATTGTCACTGGACAGGCTTGCTACCCCATCCCCGTGGACACAATTGACCTCTTGGACACGGTAACCCGTACCGGAAACGGTACACCTCAACAGTCTGACATCAACATCACCCGCATCAGCGAATCGACCTACATGACGATTCCAAACAAACTGGCGCAGGGCAGACCCATTCAGGTGTGGATCAACCGCCAATCAGGGCAGTCCAACGCTACCACAGCCACTTTAAACGGGACAATCTCTGCAATCGACACCACCATCACGGTGAATAATGTTTATGAGCTATCAACCAACGGCTTTGTGTTGATTGACAACGAAACCATCTACTACCAATCTGTGGATGGGAATCAACTCATCAACTGCGCTCGTGGGCAAAACGGAACAACTGCCGCATCTCATTTGAGCGGAGCAAGCTTGACGATTCAAAACCTACCAAACATCAATGTCTACCCAACAGGTGACGGCGGTGGCCCGTATATTTTTGCGTACTACCGCTTGCGCCGTATTCAAGATTCTGGCACTTCTGGTCAGGTGTACCAAGACATTCCCTTTCGGTTCATCCCCTGCATGGTGGCTGGCTTGGCCTTTTACCTGTCGCAAAAGATTCCTCAAGCCATGAGTGTTCGTGACTTCTTGAAGAGTGAGTACGAGGAGCAGTGGTATCTTGCTTCAACAGAAGACCGAGACAAAGCTTCAGACAGATACGTTCCAAGGAATTTGTTCTATGCCTAATCCGTTTGCCTCTGGCAAGTATTCCATTGCGGAATGCGACCGTTGTGGTCAGCGGTATATGCTGAAACAGTTGAAGAAACTGACGATCAAAACCAAGATTGCAAATATCTTGGTTTGCCCAGAATGCTGGGAGCCGGATCAGCCTCAGTTGCAATTGGGTATGTATCCAGTAAACGACCCGCAAGGTGTCCGCAACCCAAGGCCAGACCTGAGCTACTACTCGTCAGGTTTAAACGGCTTGCAAGTCATTCCCGGCAACGGGACTGAGCAGTTGGCTGGCGGAAGTCCAGATGGTGGTAGCAGAGTTTTTCAGTGGGGCTGGAATCCTATTGGAGGGGCTAGGGCAAATGACAATGGGTTAACTCCCAATGATTTGATTGCCACAGCAAGTTTAAACAGCGTTACAGTACAGGTATAAGGAGAAACATCATGGCTGGATTTGACGGAGTTGCCAAAAAAGGCAAAACAGTCGGTAAACAACTTGGGATTGACGGCCCAAAGGTTCCTTCAATGGTGGGCGGCAAAGCCAAACACGGCGTTTCTGGCAAAGCCATGAAGGCTGTTGGTCGGAATATGGCTCGTGTAATGAACCAGAAGCGTTCTGGTCGTGGAGGCTGATATGGGATTCAGCAAAAAAATGATGGGCAAAGAGGTTGGCGATGCATCTGTGTATGCGCCTCCTCACACCATGAAGGGGAAGAGCATGAACATAAATCAGAAAAGCAAAGCCACAGACCCAAACACATTGTCTGCTGACAAGGTAAGCCCTCGTACCAGCGCCATGCGTGTGAGTTTGGGAAACCCCAATGCTGATGACATCAAGACCAGCGGCATTGAAGTCCGTGGTAGCGGTGCGGCAACCAAAGGTCGTATGGCTCGTGGGCCAATGGCTTAAGGGATAACCCTATGAATTACAGTCAGTTGGTCACCGCAATCAAAGGTTACACGGAGAACTCGTTCCCCGACACCTTGGGCATGACCTCGACCACTCAGGTCAACACATTCATCAAGAATGCAGAGCTTCGCATCTACAACACGGTGCAAATGCCTCAGTTCAAAAAGAATGTGGAAGGCTCGCTTACCTCTGGTAAGCACTACCTGAGTGTGCCGCCTGATTTTCTGGCTGTTTATTCATTGGCTGTCTTCACCAATCCTGCACTTGGCGTGATGAGTCCACAGCACTTCCTCCTCCCAAAGGATGTGAGTTTTGTTCGTGAGACTTATCCTGATCCCGCATACGGCGGGATTCCTCAGTATTACGCTTTGTTTGGCACTGATTCAAGCGCCCCATTCAACAGTCCATTCAACCTTTCGCTGATCGTTGGCCCAAGCCCAGATGCAAGTTACAAGGTTGAATTGCATTACTACTACTACCCAGAATCCATCACTACAGCATCTACTGGAACCTCTTGGCTCGGAGAAAATTTCGAGAGCGTTCTCATGTACGGATCACTCTTAGAAGCGTATACTTTTATGAAGGGTGAACCAGATGTAATTGCCCAGTATCAGAAACGATACGATGAAGCTTTGGCACAACTCAAGCGTCTGGGTGATGGCATGGATCGAAAAGATGCGTACCGCAACGGTCAAGCAAACAACCCAGTTAATTAACGGAGATTTTTATGGCAATCACTCAGTGCATCCCAACAAGCTTCAAAGTAGATATTTTGAGCGCCCAACAAAACTTCAGTTCTTTGAGTGGTGGCCCAAATGTGTACTACATGGCTTTGTATTTATCAACAGCAAGTCTTGGTACTGGCACAACAGCTTACACAAGTGCAGGTGAAGTTCCACCCGGAACGCCCGGATACACGGCAGGTGGACAGGCGCTATCAATTTCAACCCCGCCAACATCAGGCGGTACAACAGCCTTTATCTCGTTTTCAAACGTGACATGGGCGGCATCAACCATCACTGCTCGTGGCGCAATGATCTACAACTTCACTGCGGCTGGCAAGAATGCTGTGGCAATCTTTGACTTTGGCAGTGACAAGACTTCATCTTCAAGCGCATTCACAATCGTCTTTCCAACTGCCGATGCATCAAATGCCGTTCTTCGCATTGCCTAATAGGAGTGCCACATGGCTTTAATTCTCAATGATCGAGTATCAGAAACCACCGTAACCACTGGTACGGGTTCCTTTACCCTTGCTGGAGCTTTAACTGACTTTCAGTCGTTTAATTCTGGCATTGGTGTTGGCAACACAACCTACTACTCTTGTGTCAACACAAACACAGGCGAATGGGAAGTTGGTATTGGAACTTTGTCTGGAAGCACAACCCTTCTACGCACAACCATTCTTGACAACTACCTTGGCACTACAGCCGCAGTCAGTTTTACTGCCGGTACAAAATTAATTTTCTGTACTTACCCTGCGTCAAAGTCTGTCAACTTGGATGCCACTGGTGTATTGGCGTTGTACACCCAAGGTGCGGCGGCTGGCTCTGGAACTATTCTTCCGCAGTCAATTGCTCAGTTCTTGACCAATTTAAACAACTACACGCAATTTAGTTTGCAGAATTTAAATGCCGGAACATTGGCATCTGCCGACTTTGTGATCACCGCAGACAACGGTAATGACACCACCAATTACTCTGACATGGGTGTTGCCAGTAGCGGTCACAATGACCCATCCCACAGCGTGGTTCTTCCCAATGACGGTTACTACTACATCAATGGCGGTAACTTAATTATTGGTACGCAGACTGCCGCCAAGATCATCAAGTTCATTCAGGGTGGAACGCTCACTGCCAATGAGGTTGCTCGATTTGCCCCAACCACAAATAATTTGTTGGTTGGCACAACGGTTGACACAACCTCAAAGATCAGGGCGAACGGTATTGTTGAGTCAATGACTGGTGGATTTAGATTCCCAGACAGTTCGGTTCAAACAACCGCCGCCGCCGCACCTAGAGAGATCACAGGCGGTTTAAACATTGGCTTGCAGACGTTGCCAACAATTGTGACGGCCTCCTTGTCCACTGCAAACGGTCAGTTCCAAGTTACCTACACAACAGCAACACCTCACTGCCTAGAAGCAATGCAGGTTGTAAAAATACAGAACGCAAGCCCCTCGTCATACAACGGCTCATTTGCAATTCAATACATCAGCGCAACTCAGTTTGCTGTGACGTACGAAACCAATCCCGGTGTTTATGCTGGCTCCGCAACAGCCGTTGCTCACTACCCAGTGAACAGCCAATCATTCACATTTGCAGACGCTTTGGCAACAACCTCAAGCGTTATCAGTATTGCCCCAAGTGCATCTACCGCAAACGGTGCGCTTGGTGGCGATGAGTTGGAGATGGATGGCCTCAGTGTTGCCGGAAGTTGTACAACTAACGGGACGATCAACGTCTATGTTTTCGCAAACGGGCCAATCGCTGGCATCCGCAATTTCAACTACACACTTTCTTAAAAGGAAAAATCATGGCAATTATTCAAACGGCGGCGGCATCTTCTGGTTCAGCAGTTGTCGATCCTACATTTCAAGCAATTCGCATATCTCAACGCCCACCTGAAGTTTTGGGTTCGTACCAATACGGAATTACTTCCGGCAACATGACGACAATTGCTGGCGGCGCTTTGGTTTATTCATTCCGCTTTAACCCGGCAGTCACAAGCAACCTGTGCATGATTCGCAGAGTTGAGCTTAATGTTGCAACCATCACTGCATTTGGTGCGGCTCAATCCTTGCAATACTCAATGCAGATTGCTCGTGCGTTCACTGTCGTTGACTCTGGCGGTACATCTGGTGCGTTTACACAAGCCAATACCGGGAAGATGCGTACAACAATGCCAACATCACAGATGGCTTTGGCTGGTAGCAATATTCAAATTTCAACTACTGGCGCAATGGTTGCTGGTACTCGTACTTTGGATACGCAACCAATTTCGTTTGTTGCCGGTACTTCAAATGCAATTGGCGCATCGATAACGCTTGCCCCTATTTACAACCATGTCCCCGGAGACTATCCTTTGATTTTGGGCTATCAAGAGGGCTTTATCATCAACAATGTTCAAACAATGGGTGCGACCGGCGTTATTAACTTGACGGTCAGTGTTGAGTGGATGGAGTTGTCTGCCACAACCGGCAACGTGATCTCCTATTGATCAAACGGGGGGCAAGCCCCCCGTCTTTTAAAGGAAGACCATGTTTGGTTACGCCAGTTTTGCGGAAGTACCGTTTGCGTCATTTGGCAACGCAACGGAGAAGTCGTTCGTCTTCATTACAGGCGTATCAGCCGCCGCAATTCTTGGCCCTCTTTCTCTTGGCGCAAATGGACTTCAAGCAACGGCGCTGGTCAACAGCGTCATTGTTGCAATCCCAGTAAACGTCAACATCACCGGACTTTCGGCAACCGCTTTTGTGGGGGATGGCACGGCAACGGCAGGGGGCTTTGCGTTGGTCTGGGCCTTGGTAGATACAACTCAACATCCTTAAAGAGCGCCCATGACTACATACACGCAAAACCTTGGCA